ATCGACGGCCGCCCTCACACTGCAGCAGGAAAAGAGATAGCTAAGTACCAAGCAGAAGCTCAATTCGACTTATATAAAACAGTTTTATGAATAGAAAATACTTTATTAGTCCTATATCCCTTAATATTATAGATTCAGTAATTGAGTTCTCTAAAGACACTCCCATTTTTGGATTTATACCTACCAGAAGACAGGTTGACTATAATAGTGGCTATACTCAACTAAAGACTCATAATTTTAATAATTATGTCAATTCACAAGTTCCTATACTTAGAGATCATAGTGGACCTAATCAAGGAGATATACAAGATGATGGGTTTTATTCAATCAGTGTGGATAGTAGTAACTTTGACGGAATACATATTGACCCTTGGGTAAAGCACCCTACTGTTATAGAAGGACTACAGTATACCATCGACGCTATAAAACTGGCCTTTTCCATTAACAGCTCAATATTCTTTGAAGTTTTAACAGAACAAGCTATTAGGTACTTTAGTGTAGATCAAATGCGATTTTTTTTAGAAGAACTTGTGAAGTCTCTTACTAAGGAAGAATTTAACCGAATTAAATACTGTGTTATACAATCTGGAGTAAGTATCGACTTGGTAGACCAAGTTAACACCGGTAAATTTAGCACAAGCAGACTCGCACATATGACCTCTCTATGTAAAGAGTATAATCTACTTTCAAAAGAACATAACGGTGATTATTTAAGTTTTGATGATATAAAGTTCAGGTTTAGAAATGGGTTAGATAGTTTAAATATAGGTCCTGAAATAGCACAAATAGAAACAAAAGCTATATTAGAAGAGCTTAACTCTAAAGATATAGAAAAATGGTATAACTTAAGTGTTAAGTCTAATAAATGGAAAAGATGGCAAACTGATAATTTTGATATCGATAATAAAGAGCAAGTAATAAAAGTATGCGGTCATTATACCAGACATGAAATGAAACTTCCAGACTATACTATAAAAATAAAAAGTAAATTAAAAGAAAAATTAGAAGAACTTTATGAAGCAACAACTTAAACTTATAGCAGTAGATTTAGATGATACATTATGCTATAGACCAGAAGGAGTAGAACACCTAGGTAAAAATAAATATAGTCACTGTGAGCCTATTGCTGATAATATTAAATTAGTTAATAAACTGTACGATAGTGGACACGAAATATTTATATATACTGCTAGAGGTATGTTTACCTATAATATGGACGTTGCAAAGGTATACGCTAATTTATATCAACATACGTTAGAGCAGTTAGAAAAGTGGGGTATTAAGTACGACAGGTTAGTTATGGGAAAACAGCCTTTTGATTACTTACTAGACGATAAGGGACTATCTTTACGAGAAAAACATGTACTTGAAAGTTTATTAATCAAAAAATAATTCATATATTAATTTAATGGCAGAAAAAACTACTAATAAGATAACTAAAGACGAACTTTTAAAGTTCAATAACTTTATAACTAAAAGGCAGCAAATTTTAAGTAATTTAGGTACTACTGAAGTAAAGCTGAAAGCAATCAATATACAAAAAGAAAACTTATTTTCTGATCTTCAAAAACTAGATGTTTTGGAAAGTGATTTTACTCAAGAATTGTCAGGAAAGTACGGAAAAGTTTCTGTTGATGTGAATACCGGCGATATTAGTTCAATTTAGTATTTGTTTTAGATCTCTTTGCACTATTTATTTAAGTAGGCAACCACACTACTTATACAGCTGGTTTGGATTAACTCACGATATTTATATAAAAACACTTAAATAATTTAACATGGCAGAGACTATAATTTCACCTGGTATCCTAACAAGAGAGAACGATATATCCTTCGTTTCACCTGCTCCCCAAGCAGCTGGCGCAGCTTTTATCGGACCAACAGTTACCGGGCCAATCGAACAACCAACAGTAGTTACATCGTTCGGTGAATACACAAGAAGATTCGGAAGAGTCTTTACTTCAGGTTCTACTTCTGTTGAATACTTTACCTCATTAGCAGTTAAAAACTATTTCGATCAAGGCGGTACAACAGCCCTAGTTACTAGAGTAGTTTCTGGATCAGCCGGATGGGCACCTGCAGCCGCAACCCCTATCTCAGGATCAGGAGTTCATGCAGCCGCTGCTGTAATCAGCATAGAGACTCTAGGAAAAGGTATTCAATATAATAACGTTACTGGTAGCGATTATGTAGGAGGAACAGACGAACTTTCTAATGGATCACTTAAAAGCGGATCATCAGATAACTTCAGATGGGAAGTAACTAACGTTGATACTAATAAAGGTACTTTCTCCCTTTTAGTAAGAAGAGGAGATGACAATCACAAGAATAAAATTATTCTTGAAACATTTAGTAATCTAAGTTTAGATCCAAACGAAGATAACTATATCGAAAAGCAAATTGGTACAACCACTACTTCGAAAACATCAGACGGTAATAATACATACCTTACTGCAGATGGAGAATATCCTAACAGATCTAATTATATTAGAGTAGCAGCAGTAAATAAATCTACTCCTGGATATAAAGGAACAGACGGTATTACTATAAGTACTGATGCAGCTGGAAACAGCTTTACAGCTTCATTACCTACTGCAGCTTCAGGAGGTTTTGCATCAGCAACTGGAACTAACCAAATCGATGGAGCTCTATACTTTAAAGATGTTGACAACTCAACTGGTGGAATCCAAGGATTGATTGGAGCAGATTATAACGATGCTATTTCAATCTTAGATAATAAAGATGAATACCTCTTTAATATCATTTCAGCACCTGGATTAGTTCACTCTTTAGCAACTAACGGAGCTACACAAATAGATAATATCATCTCACTTGCAGAAACAAGAGGAGACTGTATCGCAGTAGTAGATCTAGTACCTCATGGTACTTCAGCTACAACAACAGTAACAGCAGAAGCATCTGAAATTAATTCTTCTTATGCAGCAACTTACTGGCCTTGGGTACAAGTAGGATCAGCGACAGGTAAAAACGTCTATGTACCAGCTTCAGTTACTATACCAGGAGTGTATGCATTCACAGATGGATCATCAGCACCATGGTTCGCACCAGCAGGATTAGTAAGAGGTGGTATTCCAACAGTACTACAAGCAGAAAGAAAATTAACTAGATCAGAAAGAGACACCTTATATACTAGTAATGTAAATCCAATCGCTACTTTCCCTGGACAAGGAATTGCAGTATTTGGACAAAAAACACTACAGTCTAAAGCATCTGCCTTAGATAGAGTAAATGTAAGACGACTGTTAATTGAACTTAAGAAATTCGTAGGCGACCAAGCTAACAACTTAGTATTTGATCAGAACACTATTACAACTAGAAACAAATTCTTATCAGCTGTTAATCCATTCTTGGACTCAGTAGTACAGAGACAAGGATTATATTCTTTTAGAGTAGTAATGGATGATACAAACAACACAGCAGACGTAATCGATAGAAATCAACTAATTGGTCAGATCTTTATTCAACCTTCAAAAACTGCCGAGTTTATCGTTCTAGACTTTACTTTAGAACCAACTGGCGCAACTTTCGGAGGATAATTTAATTAACGAATATTTATAATAAAGAAACACAATGGCAATATTAGATACTAACGAGATAATGTTTAGAGCTTTCGAACCGAAAGTACAAAACAGATTTTATATGGTAATAGACGGAATAGAATCGTTCATGGTAAAGAACGTAGCTGCTCCCAACTTTACAGACAATGCGATAAAATTAGATCACATTAATTCATACAGAAAAATAAGAGGTAAAAGAGAATGGGGAGAAATGACGATGACGTTATATGACCCAATCACACCTTCAGGAGCACAACAAGCAATGGAGTGGGCCCGTTTATCTTATGAATCAGTAACCGGAAGAGCTGGTTATTCAGATTTTTACAAAAAAGATATTACATTAAATCTTTTAGGACCAGTAGGTGACATTGTTTCTGAGTGGATAATTAAAGGAGCTTTTATAACTAGCTTTAATCAAGGATCATTCGATTGGAGTACTGATGAAACAGCTGAACTTGCAGTTACTGTTAATATGGATTACTGTATACTTAATTACTAAGTTTAAATACATACTTTTAAAGACCCGGATTTATTCCGGGTTTTTTGTTGTTTACTATTTATTTTATTCGTATATTTATACTAAATAACCTAAAGTTATAAATTAAAGTTTATGTCAAAATTTAGTTTACCTACCGAATCGGTAGAACTACCATCCAAAGGACTACTTTATCCTGAATCATCTCCTCTAAGTAAAGGGAAGATTGAAATGAAGTATATGACCGCCAAAGAGGAGGATATTCTTACTAACAATAACTATATACAAGACGGAACAGCTCTAGACAAAGCTATTCAGTCCCTAATAGTAGACAAGAGCATTAAATACGGAGATCTATTAGTAGGGGATAAAAACGCTCTTATGATAGCAGCACGTATATTATCATACGGTAAAGATTATCCTATATATTATGACGGTAAGGATTACTTAGTAGATTTATCTACTTTAGAAAATAAAGAACTAGATGAAGATCTATTTAAAGACGGTAACAGTATTACACTAAAACTACCTAATACTGATAATACAGTCACTATAAAACTCCTATCCCATTCAGATCAAACAGCTATTGATGAAGAAGTTGAAGGTAAGAAGAAATTAGAGCCTAAATCTGACTATAGCACCTCTACCAGATTGAAACATATTATTACTTCTATTAACGGAGAAAAAGACGCTGCTACTATTAGAGATTTTGTAGATAATGGACTAACCGCTAATGACGGTAGATGGATAAGAACTAGGTATGCAGAATTACAACCAGATGTTAAATTAGTACATAGGCCAGATGGGCCTGGGAGTGAGGAGGTTCCAATCCCTATTGGGATCGGGTTTTTTTACCCAAGCATGCCCCAATAGGAACAGTTTATTCCGACAAATCCATGAAATAGTATACCATGGTAACGGAGGCTACGATTGGCACACAGTCTATAGTATGCCAATATGGTTAAGGAGCTTTACTTTTAAAACTATTCAAGAACATCTAGATGCTAAAGCTGAAGCACAAAACCAAGCTTCAGGACAAGCCTCCACTAAGGCACCAGTTAAAGGCCCAAACGTTAAACCAGATTTTACTACTAAGAGGAGCTCTAAATAAAAGAGCTCTTCCTATTTATATTATATAACTCTATATAATTATGGCAGAAGAACAACCAATATTCTCTAAAGGGGCAGTACAAGACGTACTCAACACAAGAGATGCAATAAAGGACATACAGAAATCTATGCTTTCCGTTAACAAAGAAAACAAAGAGTTCAACAAAGACTTCTCTCAGATGTATAAATCAGCAGATAATTTTGCATCCGCACAAGAAAACGCCAGGAAGAATACTAGAAGTACTAACACTTTAATTAAAGAAGGTAATGATTTAATAGCAAAAGATACTAAACTTACTGCTAAAGTCTCTAATTTAGAAAAACAAAGACAGCATGCTTTAGGTGAGATAAATAAAAAACTTAAAAAAGCAGAAAGCCAAAGAAACGGGTTAACTGGTAAGCAGAAACTATCTATAAAACTGCTTGAAGAAGAAATAAAAGGATTAGAGCAACAAAGTTCTCAATTATTAGATTCAGCCGATCATGCTAAAACTTTAAGTGGTAACTACAAAACACTTGCTACTGAATCTGTGAACATGTCTAAAGGTGTCTACGGAACTTTAGCTGGTTTGTCTGAAATGGCAGGCTTGAGTAAGACTATCACAAGCGGATTTGAAGATGCTAATGCAGCCCAGCGAGAGAGAAAAATTATTATGGCTGAAGAAGCTGATCTCCAAGATAGAATTAATCAAGCCTACCAAGATTATTTAAGTTACATTAAAGATCCTGCTTTACTTAAAAAGAAAAAAGCAGAAGGTGTTGAAGGGTTTTTACAAGG